TTAACCATTCAGAGTATATGAAAAAAGTTAAAAAACTTTCAATAGAAAGTCTTAACTACATTATTAAAGATTGTAAAGATGCAATTAACTCATTACCTGATAACCCTAAAAATGGTTATTATATGGATGAAATTCATTATTGCTGCATGGAACTGGTTGCAAGAAAAAATAAATTAAAAAAATAATTTAATAAATACAAAGGGGCGCGACTTTTCAACGCGCAATTTTTTAACCAATAAAATTTATACCAATGAAACATTTTATCGATTTAAACTACAACATTCAAGTTGCACTATTAGAAACCTATGGCGAGCGCGTTAAGTCAGCAGTCTTTGAACAAGACGATACGAAATTCACAATGTATGATTTTTCATTCAGGTTTGAGGCTGAGGAATCAAGTTACTTTGATTTAGACTTAGATAGCAAAACCGAAATTAAACCTCAAATTAAGGCAACTAATTTTAAAGAAATATCAACGCAAATTGACCGTATCAGAGCGGTTGTAATTAAAAAAGATAATTGCATTAACGTTGTCAGAGTAAAGTAATTTTTTTAACCAATAAATCAATAACCAATGAAACCAATTTATTTTAGCGAAAATTTATTTCAATCGGAAATAGTTACCGATTTAATTCCAGCCTTAGTAAAGTTCAATTTATTATTTCATGATGCAACCTTAGTTAAGGATAAAAAGAATGAGCATTTAAAAAATGCTTATTTGTCGCTGGATAATATTTTAAACGTTATACGCCCGTTATTAACTGAATGCGGGTTATTTATAACGCAAGACCTCGCGGGCGATTATTTAACTACTATTATTTATCATGTATCAGGACAGTACAAAGGGGCAATGATGCCGTTTAGCCCTATGACTGGCAATAGAGGAACGAACCCGCTGCAAGATTTGGGCGGTGGTATAACTTACGCAAAAAGGTATAGCATTTCGGCTTGTTTAGGTATATCGGTTGATACTGATACGGACGGAGCGGATTCCAAAATAAGCGCGCAACAATTAAAGCGCAAACCTACATTGAGCAATGAAAGAATTGACGGGCTGGTAAAACATTTGCAAACCTTTTCCGAAACTGAACAAGCCTCAGAGTTTGAAAAAATTAAGGAAAAATTTGATATTTCTCAGTCTCAGATTAAAAATATTTACGAACGCATAAAATTATAATCAATGAAAATTCAAGTAAAAATTACAAGCGAAATTTATCAAAAGGCGTATCTAATAAATACGCCTTTGCATAGCGCAAAATTTACCGATACAACGGTTCATATTGACCTCTTTGGAAAATATGCCGATTATGTTACTAATTTGGCTCAGAATAACGATTTAAGCAAGTCAAAGACGGTATTGCATATATTGGATTCAATTGAGGTAAATAAATCGCTTAGAATGGAAATTTTAAACATTGCATCAAAATACAAACGCAGTTCCTCAAGCGGGTACTCAAAAAAGTTAATTTTGGAATCTATGATTATTTGCTACATTGATAATAATTAAACCATGAAATATAAAAAAGATTTTCGTTATGATTTAGAGGTTGGAGTTACTTATGAACGTAGGCTGGGTGAAATATTGGACAAGAAAAAAATTGAGGTTAAAACCGATTTTAAAGCCCTAAAAACTGGCAATGTATTTGTTGAATATGAATGCAGAGGCAGACCGTCAGGGCTTTGCACAACTGAGGCGGATTACTATTGCTTTTTTATAAGCGATACAACGTTTATAATGATTGAAACCGAAAAGTTAAAAGAAATAGCGCGGTTTTACTGGAATACGCCAAGAAATACAAAGGGAGGCGACCATGATTTGAGTAAGGGAATATTAATTCCTTTAAATAGCCTATTGACCTAAAAAATATTTTTTTATTTTTTTTTGCAAAAGAGTAAAATATTAAAAAAGTCTTTTTATCTTTGTTATACATTAATAACAAATCAAAATAATAAAATTATGACAAACGCAAATTTAACAATCGCCTTTTTAAACTCAACAGATTTAAAAGTTAAAAATGAAATTCTAACAAGTATTGCTAACCATTATGGCATTACAAAAGAGGAAGCTTTTGAGGAAATTACAGACGAAGAAGCCGAAGAATTACTCGATTATTTAACTGGAAATATAAGAAGCGCAGTTAGTGTTTTATTTCAAAAATTCAAATATAACCTTACAAAGGTTTGCGGTTAAACTTAAACCGCTATTTTTTAAACATTAAAACAAAAAAATTATGGAAAACGTTAATTTGTACGAAATCAAAAAAAACCAAACGAATTTTGCTCAGGTTACAATAACTGGCAGTCAGTCCGCTGAACAATTTATCAGACAATTTTATTCGGATGATATTGAGGTATACGAATCCTTTTTTATACTCTTATTAAATGCAATGAATAATACAATTGGTTACGCTAAAATAAGTCAGGGCGGTGTGGTTAGTACGGTGGTAGATGTAAAAATATTAGCGAAATACGTTGTAGATAGTTTGGCAACCTCGGTTATTTTGGCTCATAATCACCCGAGCGGAAACCTTAAAAAATCGGACGCAGATAGTCAAATTACAAAAAGAATTAAAGAGTGCCTCAATTATTTTGATTGCAAGGTTTTAGACCATATAATTTTAACAAAAGAAAGTTATTATTCTTTTGCAGATAATGGAGATATTTAAAACTTTTTGTTATATTTGTGTAGGTTTTTGCAAGGGGTCGCGTTCTTTCAAAAACTGACTGAATTAAATTTTTCAATTGCCTTTGCGGTTTTGGGTTTACGCGACAACCTAAAATTTGCAAAGGTTTTTTTTTAAATATATATGAATGAGAATCCAAATTATTACGGCATATTGCCAGCGAATGTAAGATACGCTAAAAACGTATGTTCGTCCGCAAAATTATTATTTACAGAATTATCCGCACTAACGAATAAAGAGGGTTATTGTTTTGCAAGCAATAGTTATTTTGCAAAATTGTACGATGTTTCAGAAAAAAGTATTTCAAATTGGATTAAGGAACTTGACGAAGCTGGCTTTATAAAGTCTGAGGTAACTAAAAATAATTCGGGAACTTATAGAAAAATTTTTCTAACGGATGTAAATAATTTTCCTACGGGTCAGAAAAAAACTTCCATAGGGGGTGAGAAAAAAACTTCTAACGGGTTGGAAAAAAACTTCCATACAAAAGAATACTATAATAATAATAATATAAATATTAATACTAATAAAGAAAATAACGCTAAAGCGAATAAAGACGAAATCGAAATAGATGTTTTTCCTTTTAATTTTTCTTTTAATTTAATCGAGGCAATTAACCGTTTTTTCGTGTATAGAAAAGAGATTAAAAAACCTTTAAAAAATATTTCAAAATTGACAAAGATTAAGGAATTTGAGAAACAAGTTGCGGAGCATGGAGAAAGCGCAGTAATTCAAAGTATAGAAACCGCAATATCAAACGGGTATCAGGGAACTTTTATTAAAACCAATAATAACAAAAACAATGGAACTAACGACGCAAAACAAGAACTTACCGATTTTATCAGAAATACGGCTTTTGGAATCGATTGCGACAAACTTGGATATTAAACCGCAAAGGTTAAAATTGATATTAAAGGGCGACGGCTACCCAATTTCAGAAATGGATAAAAAAGATGTCGCGTTAAATGTAAGCGCAACGCTGGCAATTTGTTCCTCAATTTACTGCGGTATGCAGACCAGCAAAACAACTGAGTTATTGTTTCAGGAGGCTACAAACTTTGTTTATAAATTTTATTCATATTTAGGCATTGAAGAAATAAAAGAGGCTTTTGCCATGTCAAGCGCAAACTACTTTGACGGTATAGATATGAAAGCGTATTTTGGAACGTTTACAATTGCCATGCTGGGCGATATTTTAACCGCTTACGGGAATTATAGAAACAAAGTAATTTTTAAAACTCAGCAAGAATTTGAAAAACAAAATGCTGAGCAAAAACGCAATGAAAAAATAAGTGAGTTGAGCGCATTGCATAGGGTTGAGGTATTAAAAAAATTGTCTGAGGCAAAAGGGAAAAACCTATACGAATCATACGAGCAAATACCTACCTATTATTGCCAAATTTTGATTGATAACAATTTACTAAATATTGCGCATGAGCGTAAAGTTCAAATTTGGGAACAAGCAAGGGAACTGAGCAAACGCGAATTTCAATTAATTGCTGGCAATACAAATAGAATATTTGAGGCGAAAAGTGCGCGCAATATTTTAGAGCAAATTACTTCGGGTTTAGAAAACCAAAACTTTAAAGATTCAGCAACGCGCATTTATTCTAAATTATTAGTTTTTGAATATTTAAAATAGCATGATTTATATTATATTATTTCTTTATAGTTTTTACCCTCAGCAACCGCAAACAAAAACTGAATACATTAATAGGTATTTTATTTATTCTTTGCTATGCGAAAAATTAACGGGCATTCCCGCTGAGGTACAAATGGCTCAGGCAATAATTGAATCAGGTTTTGGAAAATCAAAAGTTGCTCAATATTCAAATAATCATTTCGGGATAAAATATTATAAAAATACATTTATCGGCGGTTACTATGAAACGCCATACTGTACAAAATATAGGGCTTACCCTTTGGTATTTTTATCATATATTGACCATGCGTTATTTATGAAAAAACACTATCCAAAATTAAAATGCGTTGAGTCTTGCAATAATATGAGCGGGTACTCAGAACGCAAAACATACTGGAAAATAATTTACAAAGAATCAAAAACAATCAATGAAAAGTATTTATATAGGGATTGACCCAGCATTCAGAAAAAAAGGTTTTTGTATGTGCATTATTGACGGACAAACGATAGATTTTATTACTTATGAATATTTTGCCGATTTTATAATTTGGATTGCAAACAATAAAGAAAGGGATATAATTTTTAGCGTTGAAAATTCAAACTTGCAAAATATAACCTTTGACATGACTGGCAGTAAAAAGGTAACCGCGCGTAAATCTCGGAACGTTGGGACGAATCAGGCGGTTAGTCAAATAACGGTTGATATAATAGAAAAGTTTGGGTATAGTTGCGCTCAGTATTCGCCAATGGCAAAAGGCAGAAAAATAACCGATAAAGAATTTAGATTCTTTGCTAATAATTTGGGCGTTACTCAGATTAAAAACTATAAAGGGAATATCACCGAACAAGACAAACGCGACGCGTTTATGCTATGCTTTAAAACCATGAAAAAAACTTTTTAAATATTTTTATTAAAAGAGTAAAATATTCAAAACTTATTTTATAACTTCGTTATACATTAATAACAAATTAAAAACAAATTATTATGACAACGCAAGAAATTAAATTAGCGCTTTTAGAGGGTAAAAATTTTGGAAACGAAGTAGCGGATTGGAATTCATATTGTAAACCGTCTGAAAATTTATTTTGGATTGTAATAGGTGAAAGAAACCTATTCTGCAAAAACATTAATAGCGCAGCAAAAAGAATTTCGCAACTAATAAAAAGAGGATATTAAAATTTAAAAACCAACAACGGGGCGCAGCATCCGAACAACTGCAATTTTTTAACTTATAAAATTAAAAATCATGAATTTAAAAATCGAGGGAATCGTTAAGGAAGTAATGCCGATTGAGGAAATAGGAACAAACCAAAAAAGAAAATTTATTTTGGAAACAAGCGGGCAATATCCCCAGCTAATAGTTTTTCAACTATTCAACAAAACCGATAAATTAAGACCCGAAAACGTAGGTAGCAAAGTTTGCGTAAATTTTAATATCAAAGGATATAAATCCTCAACTGGAAACGTATTTAATACCTTAGACGCATGGCAAATAGATTTTATAAACTTTGTTGAAAACGGGGTTAATAATAAAACTGATTTACCTTTTTAAAAATACAACTATGAAAAAAGAAACTGCAAGCCTTATCATATCAATAAACGAATTGCATGAAGCCCGCAAAACCTTAGAAAAGCAAATCGCAAATATTGATTATATTATTGACCAACTGGAAAAAATAGTTAAGGAAAAAAACAAAGATTTAATCAAGAATGATTAATTTTAATTTCAATTAGTTTTTAAAGGGGTAAAACATGATTCATAAGGGGAAAAAGTCCCCTTTTTTTATTTTAACTCTTTTGCTTTTTTTACAATGGTTAAAATAGTTGATGAGGTTAAAACAATCCAATTAATACAAGCCTCAACGATTTCTTCAGTATTGTCATTTCTCAAATCAAGCCTTTTTGCAACCTCGCGTTCAATCTCGATTTGGTATTCAGGTGTAATGCCGTTTTTTAATTCCTCAATCGCTGGCAATAGGTTTGCAACAAAAGACGGTATTCTTAAAATTTCAGGCGCAAGACCTAAGATTTCCCCAAATGTTACTTTTTTATCCTCAGTAACTTTGGCAATAGCGGTTGTTAATTCAGCGACAACCGAAACGCAAATTTTTAAATGGCTCATAAATTAATTTTAAATTTTAAACAAATTGTTTTACTATTGCAATTTATTAAATAAATTTAAGACCAATGAACGAAAGGTTTAATTTAATTGTAAATCATTTAATAGAGGCAAACAAGGTTAAAAATATATCTCAATTTGCAAAAAGCATTAATTCATACAATCATATTGTTTATTACATCAACACTAATAAAAGGAACGTAAGCATAACAATGATTATTCAACTGGCAGAGGTTTACAATATTAACCCGAATTATATTTTAGGCTATTCAGATAATATGTTTCTATGATTAAATTTTTAGGAAAAAGATTTCAAACGCACCATGAATTTGAAGTATATCATGGCAATAAATTAATCGGTTATATTTCCCGAAATGCGCAAAGTAAATACAGATTAAGAATTTTTGAAAAGGCTGATTTAATTTTTAATTCCCCTGAGCAAGCGAGGGAATACGTAGTAAAAAATTTTTCGTATGGATATTAAACCATTAATTGAATTTTTAGAAAAAAAAATATCTGAGGAAAACCAAAGGCGCAAAGAAAACGGTTTAGTTCCTATGACCCGCAAAAGTCAAGTTAAACATTTTTTAGAAACCTCAAAGGTTATAAGTAAGCGCAATATTTCAGTAATAAATTTTATACTAAGCAAATATGATTGAACTAATTAAAAGCGAATTAATACCGATTAAAAAACTTGTTAATAACAACGGGCAAATTGAGGGACTACCAAAAAACCCGCGCATTATTAAAGACCATAAATATTTAAAACTCAAATCAAGTATTGAGGAAAATCCTGAATTTTTAGGCGCAAGGGAATTGCTGGTTTATGCGCATGAAAATAACTTTGTTATACTTGCGGGCAATATGAGGTTTAAAGTTGCTCAGGAGTTAAATTTTAAAGAAATACCGTGCAAAATTATACCCAGCAGTTTTACAATAGAACAATTAAAAGCAATCGTGATAAAAGATAACGTAAGTTATGGCTCAGAAGACTGGGAAGCCTTAGCGAATGAATGGGACTATGAACAGTTACAATTTTGGGGTTTAGATATACCAATTACTTTAAACGATGAGACTGAATTAAAAGATTTATCTAATAAAATTGATAATCTTTACAGAATTGAAATTATATGTAAAGACGAAGAACATCAAGAAAATATTTATAATAAATTAATAGAACAAGGATACGAATGCCGACTTTTGACATTATAAAAGAAGTAAAACCAAGTAAAACGTTTAGAGTTGCTTCAGTTATAGGTAAATTTGATTTACAATCTGAAAATATTGTAGAACATTTTAAAGGTGATATTGATTTACCTAAAAATTGGCAAATAGGTTTAATTGTAGGGAAAAGCGGAACTGGAAAAACAACAATAGCAAAACAATTATTTCCTGAAAGTTATATAACATCATATGAATACACGAAAGAAACTGTTTTAGACGATATGCCAAAAGAATGTAGTGTAGAACAAATAACTTCAGCATTTAATTCAGTAGGTTTTTCAAGTCCACCAAGTTGGTTAAAACCATATTCAGTATTAAGTAACGGTCAAAAAATGCGTGTTGACTTAGCAAGAGCAATATTAGAAGAACAAAAGTTTTTTGTATTTGATGAATTTACAAGCGTAGTAGATAGAAATGTGGCACAAATAGGTTCGTTTGCTATGCAAAAAGCAATTAGAAAAACGGATAAACAATTTATAGCAGTTACTTGCCATTTTGACGTACAAGATTGGTTGTTGCCCGATTGGATATTTAATACCGATACAATGACCTTTCAAAGTTTTGAAGGTCAAAAAAAAAATAGACCAAAAATTAAATTTGAAATATTCAAAACAGCAGATAAGTCAATTTGGAAAATGTTTGCTAAGCACCACTATTTAAGTCACACTCATAATAACGCTGCAAATGTATTTATAGCAACAGTAAACGATGAAATAGCAGGTTTTATAAGTATATTGCCTTTTCCTCATCCAATAGTTAAAAAGGTTAAACGAGTTCACCGATTAGTTATCTTACCCGATTATCAAGGAGCAGGAATAGGATTAAAATTATTAAATGAAGTAGGTAAAGTATATAAGCAAGAAAAATGGAGGTATAGGATAACAACAAGTTCTCCAAGTTTAGTATATGCGTTAAAAAAATCAAATGAATGGGCTTGTTTAGATTTTTCAAGGAAAACACAAAGTAAAACTAATTTAATGAATACTCAAATAAGTTCAAATCATTCGGCTAATAGAATAACGGCAAGTTTTGAATTATTTTAATTTTATTAAAAATAAAAAAAATATATAATAAAAATATTAACTTAATTAAAAAACTATGCCTATACCAAGCCCAAACCCAAACGAAACCGCTGATAAATTTATTCAACGTTGCATGAGCGATAATGTTATGTTAAAAGAATATCCCGACCAATCTCAACGTTTTGCGATTTGTTCCGTATCTTATGATAAAGAAAAAATGCAATTAAAAAACTGTGATAATACTGTGAAAAATGCCGAAACCCGAAAACCTTAAACCGTTCAAAAAAGGCGATGATAATAGACGCAATTTAAATGGCAGACCCAAAGGTAAATTGCGCGATATTAAAGAGGTTATATCAAACCTATTAACGCAAGAAAAAAACAACCAGCAACTTATTGACGGGCTTATGACGGTTATTGTCAATAAGGCTTTAAAAGGCGATTTAAAAGCAACTGAGATGCTTTTGGCATATACCTACGGGAAACCTACACAAAAGACAGAAATAAGCGGTACAGACGGCGAAAAATTAGACTTTTCAATTAACGTTATAACGGGCGATAAAACAACGCCATACAAACCCGAATAATGAAAACAAGCGCATTGTTTTTATGGAATTTATTTCCTGAGCGGTATTCAAATATTGATATTAACAAGCGCGTTATTTGCGTAAATCAAGGCGGTACGTCAAGCGGTAAAACTTATTCAATATTGCAAGTTTTATTTACCTTAGCCATAACCCAGCCAAATCAAACTATTACAATTGTAGGTCAAGATATACCAAACCTGAAAAGGGGCGCAATTAGAGATTCTCAAAATATAATTAATTCAAGCGATTATATTCAGAGCCAAATAACCAAATATAATTCCTCAGATAAAATTTACTATTTTAAAAATAACTCAATTATTGAGTTTGCAAGTTATGAAAATAGTCAGGATGCCAAAAACGGTAAACGCGATTATCTTTTTATAAATGAAGCCAACGGCATTGATTATACAATTTATTCAGAACTGGAACTCAGAACCTCAAAACGTATTTTTATAGATTATAACCCGAACTTTGAATTTTGGGTACATACGCAAGTTATACCGCAAAATAATACGGCTTATTTTATTTCAAACTTTGAACATAACCCATTTATAAGCGATTCAATAGTTGAGGGAATCAAAAGGTTAAAAGATAAAGATTTTCAACTTTGGCGCGTTTATGGTTTAGGGCAAACTGGCAAAATAGAGGGTTTAGTTTTTGATTATTACTTAGTTGAGGAAATGCCAAAACATTTAGATAAAATTGCATACGGCATGGACTTTGGTTTTACCAATGACCCGACAACCTTAGTAAAGGTTGGATTAAGTGATGGCAAATTATACGGTCAGGAAATCATTTATCAAACTGGCTTAACAAATCGCGATATTGATAAATTGTTAAAAGAAAATAATATACCAAAAAGTTTTAATATCTTTGCTGATAGTGCAGACCCAAAAAGTATTAAGGAACTGAGGTTATTTGGTTGGAATGTTTTGCCCGCTGATAAGGGCGCGGATTCAATTAATTACTCAATACAGTTGCTTAAAAATTATGGTTCGATACATTTAACAAGGGATTCAATAAACTGGATAAAAGAGGCAAAGAGTTATAAATGGCGCGAATTAAAAGACGGTTCAAAAACAAATCAACCGATTGATGCCTTTAATCATTGCTGGGACGCGTGCCGATATTATGCGCTCGGAATGTTAAAAGGGAATAACAAAAAATTATTAGCATTTTCATAAAATTAAATAACTATGACAAACGAGGAATTAAAAGTATTAACGGATGCAATAGGGGTTTTATCAAACTACCCAGCAAATTACCGCGCAAAGGCTTTAGCGGGTCAAATTAGCAACTTTCTAAATAACAACCGTACAAATAGGTTTGAAAGACAAATAAACCCAAATGCGGGCGTTTTAAACGCAAAGCAAATAGAATATACTCAGCCGAAAAAAATTAGTTTAATGGAGGCAAAAGAATTAAACGAAATTGAAAACGCAGAGGGCAATATATTAGCGACAAGCGAAACCAAAAGAGGCAGAAAGAAAAACAATGATAATATTTAAAACCTCAAATGGGCAAAGGTTTGAATACCCGCATGAATTAAAGGATATAACGCTAAAACAATATTTAACCTATTTGGATTTAGTGCAACCGCAAAGACCCGAAATTCTTTTAAAGATTGATTCTTTAAATGATAAATTAATTCAGGCGCAAGACGAAAACGATAAAAAAGGTACGGCGCAATTTCAAAAAGAACTGGACGAAGCCATTGCCTCAATTGACGATATTGTAACATACCAAAAACTTTTCCCGTATTATGCAAAGGTTGTTTCTTATTGGTCGGGATTAAATGAAAGCGTTATTTTGGGTAAGGGCGAAAATGAGGGAATGAACACAAACGATTTGACAAACCTTTATTTGCATATCACTAAAATATTGAACGATTTACCAACGGTTGAGTATTCAAACGTTATTGAGGTTGACGGCGAATTTTGGTATTTACCTGAGCAATATTTGAAAAATGCAACGGTTATCGAATTTGCAGAAAGTTCGCAATTTTTGGCTAATATGAAAAAAGTTGAGGGCGGTCAATGGTATGCAATCTCAAAAATAATGTGCGTACTGGTAAGGAAAAAAGATGAAAAATATAACGATTCTTTACTAAGACGCGAGGAAATGTTTTTAGGTTGGAATTTAGAAAATGTTTGGCGCGTTGCTTTTTTTTTGTTGAGGCTCAACGTGAAATATCAACTAAGTATAAACAATTATATAAGCGCTCAACAATTGACGAAATTAAAGCTGGCGTTGAAAAATTAAATGATTCATTCGGCTGGTATTTAACCTTAAAAAGTTTAGCAGAAAGCGGTATATTTAACCGTCCTGATTTAACGCCTTTGGAAAGCGCGGAACAAGCAAACCTATACGAGGCTTATACCTTTTTAAGTGCGCGCTCAGCAGAGGTTGAATATCAAAATAATCTAAATCAAGTTTTAAGCAAAAAGAAATGAGAATCCTAAAATATTTATTATCTTTCTTTGCCTTAGTAGGTTTATGTATTTCGGCTTTATTTGCAGAGGGTTGGATTCATACGCTTATTTGCGCCTTGTGTTTTCTTAATGGCTATTTATTAAACGCATTTCAAAAATCATGAACTTAGTACAAATATCAAATCTTTTCAATCAAATCTGTTTAGCGTTAAACGTTGCCCAGCCAAATACGGTTGGGTTTTATCATTATGGTTACTATTCAGATATAAATACCAATATTCAAAATAACTGGACGGGCGCAAATAACGTTGGGAGTTTATACCCGAAAGTTCAACTATTATACCCCGACGGAACTATTGAAATAAAAGAAAAATCAGTTAAAAATAATATCAATCTAAATTTGGTTTTTTCAGATTTACAATATTATAATAATGATTCAAGTTATAACGCCCGTTCCATAATTGAAGTACAAAGGGATTTGGAAACCTTAGCCGTAAATGTTTTATCTGAGTTCAACCGAATAGGTAGAGGCTCGCAATATCAAATAGGAATAACAAGCCCAATTAATATTGATTATTTCAGCGATGCGCATAATGATTCTTTGGTTGTTATTCAGGTTACATTTAGTATTTTTTATTTGAATGATTGCCCGTTATTAACCGCTGATATTAGCGCATTGCCTAATAACTTTAATGACGTTCCCCCAGCGACAAACGATTTAGAATTATTATAATATGTTTATAAGAGTAAGCGCGTTATGTGAGGGTTGTTCTGAGTTTGAAATGGTTAATATTTATTTGCATGAAATTGTTGAGATAGGGGATATAAGGCATGACAATAAAAACCTCAGTTATATAAAAACAATTTATGAAACTTATATAATACGTTTAAAATTAGATACATTAATTGAACGCATAAATGACAAAAGAGGATTCCTTTAAATTACTGGGTAAATATGTGGGCGAATTAATCAAAATTAATTTGCAAAAGGAATTTATTGCGCAAGGGCATAACCTTAGCGGGAATTTAGTTAAAAGCATTGAGTACAAAATTCAGGCGACGGCATCAAGCGCAAAGATTGATTTTTTATTGAATGATTACGGCATGATTTTAAACTTTGGCGTTAAACCTGAGCGCATACCTTATACCCCAAATAGCGGAAAAAAACAATCAAAGTATATAGACGCATTGAAAAAATATGTAACTAAGAGAATGGGGAAAAGCGGAAAAGAGGCTGAACGCATTGCTTTTGCTATTGCCAAAAAACAAAAGAAAGAGGGAATGCCGACAAAGGGTAGTTTTAAGTATTCAAAGAATGGCAGACGAACGGGCGCAATAGATGCTACGTTAAACGAAAGCAATGACGAACTAACTCAATTAATAAATAATACTTTTGAGCAATATATTTATTTTATTTTTACTGAGGCATTTGCAACAATTACAAATACTTTAAAAGGCAATACAAAAATAATCTTAAAATGAATGTATTTAGTTATCCCTTATCTGAGGGTCAATATATAAAAGAGGAAACCAAAAAAACTCAAATTTATTTGCATCATACCGCTGGAAATTCCTCAGCGCGCAATACTGTAAACTGGTGGAATAGCAACGCTGACCGAATCGCAACGGCATACGTTATTGACGGTAGCGGGGAAATACTTAATTGTTTTGATGACAAATATTGGGCGTATCATTTAGGGTTGAAACAAGAAATATTTACCGCTAATAATATACCTTTTAAATGGCTTGATAAAACCAGCATAGGAATAGAGGTTTGCAACTGGGGTTATTTAACAAAGAAAAAAGACGGGTTTTATAATTACGTTGGGAAGCGCGTAAATGATAACGAAGTTACGGAACTGGCAAAACCTTTTAAGGGTTTTAAATTTTGGCATTCTTATACAGATGCGCAAATACAATCTATATTTCAATTGTTGCAAAATTTGTGTTTAAAGCATGATATTAGAAATACCTTTAGCGATAATTGGGCAATAGATAAAAATGCCTTAAATGGCATTTCAGGAATTTATACGCATAACTCAGTAAGGGTTGACAAAAGCGATATTTACCCGAATCCTAAATTAATAGAAATTTTAAAATTATTATAATGACTTACGAACAAGCAGAGGAACAACAATTAATTTCAAATAACGCTTTAGGCGAAAACTTAGAAACCGTCAAATTTGGAATCTTTGCATTTTGGCTATACAACTGGCAAAAAAATTATCAATTAGTTTTATACCCTACAAAATACGCAACTCCTTTTGAAAATGCGGATTATTCTCAGGCGATTGCTTTTGCAAGGGTTTCAAATGTTGCTCAGGTTAAAATGCCGAGCGGTGGCAGTTATGACGAATTTGTAGAGGCTTTTGATGCTGGCGTTGCTGCGGATGAGGAATTAAACAACTATTTAAACCCTTAATTATGGCTATACTTTATGCGCCCGTTTATACTGTAAATAGTTTTTATTCGCCATGTTTATTTGTTACAACGTGGACGAATGCAAACCCCGTAGTTAAAGCAAGGGCAGAAATTTACGTTGACGGAAATTTAGTTGCTTTAATTGATAAATCGCCTTATAAAAATATAGGCACAACTTATTACTTTGAATTTGATGCATCAAGAATTTTGCAAACCTATAACCAGCCAAAACCGCAAGACCAAACAACTGTTTTCGGCTCTGATTTCGGGCAACCTTATATTGCTACAAATAATGATATTCATAGTTTTTTTGATGCAATAATTGATTACTATGAAATAGACCCTACAACGGGCTTAATTACTCAGTTAGTAGGTAGCGATATTTTAGGAAACAATTACGGAATAAGTGGGGCGATTCAACCATTTAACGAAAATCAGGGGTTTAATACCTATTTGATGAATTTTGCCTCAGATAAACCAGCCTTAACAAATAACCCATTTAGTACGATAGTTGGAAATAGAAAACCTATTTGCGATACTGAAAACGAATACATGACTATTTTGCCATTCAATGCGCTTATAAATGCTTTTCAGGTTATAACCTTTGACGCAAACGGCTCAGTTTTGGAAATAGGAAAAAAAGTAATACCCGACAATACAACCTATATTCCTATAACCGTAGGCGTTGGCGTTCCAAACTTAACGGGCGTTTCATGGGATTCAGGCGCAATAACTACCTTTTCGGGCGTTGCATATTATACGGTTGAGTTTGGCAATCTAAGTATTTCAACCTTTACAAACTCATCAAGAATTTACGGTTTTGAAATTGAAAATTGTTGTACTAAAAATTTGCGTTTGTTATGGCTTAATCGTTTAGGCGGTACTGATGCGTTTACGTTCAAAGTAACAAATATTTTCAAAGAGGTTGCGCAATGTGATACGGCTCAGATACCAGCGCGTTGGGATGCGTCTTTTCAATTAGGACCTTATTTAGCGCCTATACGTTCCTTTGACAAAGGTAGGTTTAAAATCAATTCAAACGCTGAGAAAGTTTTTGAGGTTGAAAGCGAATACTATTTACCGCAAGTGGGTTACTGGCTTATGGAGTTATTATCAAGCCCTGAGGTTTATATGGAATGGCATGACCCTATGCATCAATATTTTAATTTTAATATTGAGAGCGGTTTTGTGGCGGTATTGGTTGACAATGCAGAGTTAATTTGGAATCAAACAAATACTTTGGTAAATGTAAGGGTTGTATTTAGAATGAGTAATTTTGTAAACATACAACAAAATTAATGACAAGGATTCAAATATATATTGACGGGTTAATTGCTGATTTACCTCAAAACGAAGTAAATCTAAATTTAACCTTTGCTTTAAAAGATAGGGACGGCATTGCTATAAATAGCGGTTCGCGTTCTGAGTATTCCTTTGAGTTGCCAGCGACAAAACAAAACGATTTAATTTTTCAAAGGTTTTTTGATGTGGGTGAAGTTACTTTGCAAAATCAGGATTTATTGCCCGCGAGTATAATAGTTGACGGTTTACCATTCTTTGAGGGTAAGGCTCAGATGCGAAGCGTTACAACGCAACAAGACCGTTTTTATTGGCGCGGTTTAGTTTATAAAGTTTCTTTTTATGGCAACAATATAGATTGGGTTTCAGACCTAAAAAATAAGTATATCTATGAATACGATTTTGGAAATATAACATTTGGAACTACACAAAATTATTCAGATTGGGGCAATACTCATTTTGTTGGAGATAATTATTGTCAGTTTGTTATGAAGTTTAAAGATTGGGCAGTATTTGGTCAAGTTGATACATTTAAAGAAAGTACGCCCGCGTTATTTATTAAGACAATAGTTGATAAAATATTTTTAGGTTTAGGGTATAATTTAGTTTCTAATTTTATGAATACGGATTGGTTTAGGCAATTAATAATGCCTTTGCCAATAGATTACGATAAGCCTATACCCGACGATTTATATGGCGAGGAATATTTAAATTATACTGGAGAAGAGCCAAGCGTTAATTTTAATGGCAATCAATTTCCTTATAAATTGCCAAATAATATAGTAGTTCCAACGATTGGCGGCAATCCGTATAATAATGCAACTGGCTTTTATACTGTTCCCGAAGACGGTTATTATAGAATTGAAATTTATATTGAAATTACAGAACCTACGTTTAATTATCAATTAAGGGGTTGGATTAGTAGAAATGGTAACCCAGCCCCAGCCGCAGCCGTTCCAAATACATATTTTGATACTTTTTTTGGATTAAATGGAAATTTGAATATAGTCAAAATTAGTTCAGTTGTTCAGGCGGTTGCTGGGGAAACATTTAGTTTATGGCTTGCATCGGCTATTGTATCGCCTACAACTTTATATAAAATAACTATGAGCGTATTCGGTCAAGTTATTATTGCAGACCCTATAACAATTGATTTTAAATATATAATAAATAAAGAATTAAAGGCTTTAGATTTTATAAAAGGTTTAGCGCATTTATTTAATTTAACTTTTGAGACTGATGTTGCTTTAAAGACGGTTACAATTGAACCAGCAGATAATTACCTTTATACATACCCCTTATATAATAATATTCAACAAGGGTTTTATAATCAAGGAGTAAATGATATAACGCGCAAAGTTGATTTATTAATTTCAGGCGAAATATTTAATGTGGATGACTTTGAGCAAAGCATAAAATTAGTTTATAAAGATGATAGTTCAGACTCTACGGTTGAGGCTTTAAACCAGGGACAAAATGTCCCTATGGCGGGAGCACAATTTAACTTCCCGGTCACGAGGTTAAAAGATGGTTTAAATGTAATTGAGAATCCTTTTTTTGCGCCTACGTTATTATTTTTTGACGAGGAAATAACTGATGTTAATTCGCCGTCACCCGTTTATGTTCCTTTTGTTTGGTCAAGCAATTATTTAGAAAACCCGTTATCAAGCGAGGCAAATTATGAAATAGTGCCCAGAATTTTATTTAAAGATGCTTTTTATAATGGTTATTCAAACGCGCCAAAAGTAGTTATTAAAAACCCATTTGGCGCAAGCCCAGCAACAATAATTGTATCATTCCCCGTTGCATATATGCAAGACTATATTAACCAATTTAACCAAAGTTTAGTTTTTAATTCAGAAACTGTAAACGGGGTTTATGTTAAGGGGTTAATGGAACGCTTTTATTTGGCTGAGTTAATTCGTAGGTTATACGGCAAACAAGTTCAGGTTAATATTTTTTGGGATATTCTTATGCTTAATAATTTAACGTTTAGGGATGCCGTTCAAATACATGGCGATAATTATATTCTAAATGAGATTAATTCATTTAGTGTAGTAAATCAGCGTAGTACGCAAACGTATTTAACCTATGACGCAAAGGGCGACGGTACAGAGGTTAATAATATTCAGAATACAACAGTTTTAACAAAATACATACCTTAGTTATGGCAAATAAAGTTATCGGTTTTACTATTGATATTGAGGGTATAAAATCATTGAATGATTTAAACGCTGCAATAAAACAAACAACTAAGGAAATGAACGCCTTAGATACCTCAACTGAGGAATACGCAAAATCAGCCGAAAAATTAGCAAAGTTAAAAGCAGAACAAGCCGCAATAAGAAAACAACAAACTGATTTAAATAAATCATTCAGGGAACAATCTAAGGCATTAGGTAGTTATGACCAATTGAGTAATAAACTTAATAGATTACGCAAGGATTATAAAAATTTAGCCGTAGAGGGCAAAGGTTCGACAAAGGAGGCAAAGGCTTTAAAAAAAGAAATTGACGAACTGGATAAAACTTTAAAAAAGGTTGACGGTTCGGTTGGGCAATTTCAACGCAACGTTGGAAACTACCCAAAGGTATTTAATTTAGCGGGTAGAGGGTTAAGGAGATACGCTGGTATTTTAGAGGATTCAGAGGGTAAACTCGGCGCGTTTGGCGTTGCTGCTATTGGCGCGTTTGTGGCATTTAAGGCGGGCGGGGCAATCTTTAAAGCCATTGGCGAATTAAATAAATTTAATAAGGAACTGGAATCTACCCAGCAACAATTGCGCGGTTTTACTGGCGCAAGCGGGGACGAACTTGATGCGCTTACGGTTGATATAAACGCCTTATCAAAAACCTTTGACGTTGATTCAAAAACAATAATTGATTCAGCAAAACAAATCAGCGAAAAAACGGGCGTAAGTTTTGACGATGCTATAAAGCAAATTGAAAAGGGTTTGGTAAGAGGTACGGAATCAAGTGATGCGTTTTTATCTAATATTGCCGAATACCCCGAAGCCTATGCAAACGCTGGTCAGGCAACTGGCGCATTTGCTGATAAACAAAGAGAATTACTTTCAACAAATAAGGAACTCGTAGATAGTCAAATTAGCGGGGCGCAACGTTTGGCTGAGTTTGGGGCAATTGCTGAAAATTTAGGAAATGCAGTTCAAACGTACTTAATAGATTTGTTTTTATACTTGTATGACAATGTATTAAAACCTTTATATGATAATTCAATAAAACCGCTTATTGATGCCTTTAGTGAATTATACACTGAATTAGGTTCAAGCGTTTCTATATTTGATATATTAGGCGCTGCAATAAATGCAATATTAACGCCCGTAAAAATTTTATATACTGGTTTGACAACTATTGTTTCAGGGCTTACACAAATTATAAAATATGGAAGACAAGCGGGCGAGGCATTAGGTATATTCTCAAAACAAACAGACCAAGCGGGCAAAAGTCAAGGCGATTTTTCCAAACAAGTATTGGGCGATATTGACAAAATAAATAAAGCAAATCAAGACAAGGCAAAGGCTGAGGCAACGGCATTAAAACAAGAACAAGACCGAATTAATGCAGAGAAAAAACGCGCTGAGGAACAAAAGAAAAATGCTGAGGAACAAAAACAAAGGTCAGAACAAGCGCAAAAAGATAGACAAAAATTCATTGAGGACGAAAGTAAATTTATAGAGCAACAAGCCAAAATACAAATTGATTTACAACAAAAGACCCAGCAGTTAATAACCGATAACCTCAAAAATGAATTTGAAAAAAGGCGCGTTGAATTAAAGACGGCAAACGAAAAGGAAAAGCAAGAAATAAAAGATGTTTTAACAACCATAACCGACGAACAAAAGAAACGCGAAGACGAAGCGTTAAAATTGTTTGGCAAAAATTCAACTGAGTATAAAACCTTAGTTGAGCAAAATGCAAAAACAAGGGAACAAGTTGAGGTTGATACAAATCGCGCATTGACTAATTTAAACCAGCAATATTTTACCGAACTGGATAAAATTAATAATGAGCAATTTGATTCTGAGGAAAAACTAAGGTTTGCTAAAATTGAAAATGAAAGAAAATTAATTCAGCAACTGGCTGAACTTGAAACCTTAAAAATTGAGGAACAATATGCCAAAGGTTTAATAAAAGAAAAGGAATACCAAAACGCTTTACTTACGATTCAAAAGGGCGCGATTGAAAAAGAGTTACAAACAATAGGCGATAAGAAATTTGCTGAGGAAGAGGTTAATAACCAAATCATTCAGGACAAGCAAAAATTAAATACTGAATTAGCCAAATTACAAAAGGAACAAACTGATAATGAAAAGGCTGAAAACCAAAAAAGGGTTGATGATGCAAAAGCCTCAGACCAAAAGAAATTAGAAAACCTACAAAATACAATTAGTCAGGTTGCGGAATATACCCAGCAAGTTATTGGTTTAGTAAACCAATTTGCTGATATTGCCTTTGCTGGTCAACTGGCAAAGATTGATGACCAAGTAAAAAAATCTGAGGAAGCCGTTACTGTTTTAGAGGAACAACTGCAAAACGCAACGGGGTTGCAAGCGCGTTATTTAGAGGAACAAATAAATAATGAATTAAAGAAACAAGAGGAATTTGCAAAGGAAAAAGAACGCATTGAAACCGAGCAAAAGAAAGCCAAAAAAGCAACGGCAATAATTGAATCCATTATCAATACGGCGGTTGCAGTTACGGCAAATTTAGCGAATCCCGTTTTGGCTGCAATTGTTGGAGTATTAGGGGCGATACAAACGGCGGCGATTGCGGCTCAACCTTTGGCAGAGGGTGGCGTTGCTGGTATATTAGGCAAAGATGTCGTTCAATTTAATAACGGCGGGCGCGTAACAAATAAAGGAAATATAAAGCCATTGTCAAACGGCGATAACGTTTTGGCAACGCTTAAAACTGGCGAGGTTGTATTAAATAAATCCCAGCAGTCAAAGGTAGGGTATTCAAATTTAAAACGCGCTAACATACCAAATTTTGCGAATGGCGGTATAGTAGGCGCGCCGTCTTCATTGATTGCGGATTCAAACCGTCAGGTAGTTAATGAGCAAATGAGAACGGTTGCAATGGAAAACACAATTAACGCGGTTAATTCGCGCATTGATAGGATTCAGGTTGTATATACTGCAACAACTGACCAAGATATTGAACGAAGCCGTAGCGACCAAAAATTGATTAAAGCAAACGCAAGTTTTTAAAATATTAAATTATGTATATTAGAGAAATACCCGTTGAATACCGCGAGGAAATAAAAGAAATAGTAAAGCGCAACCAAAATACAGTTATTCGTTTCAGTCATTTGGATTTATTAAAATTGATGCGTTATTATTATAGGTTTGTAGGCAAACTAATTGCGGGCAAAGACTTAGAACAAACCGTTAAGCAAAATATAAATTGTGGCGTATGCGTTGGGGATGTTCAAAAGTATTTTAAAGAAAAAGTCAAAGAATGGTAATTGATTATAAAATCTTAGGACAAAGAAAAAATAATTTAACCTTTATTGATTTAATCAATGAGCAATATTTAGAATATTGTCAGGTTGAAAAATTGCATATCGAAACTAAATCTTTGCTTAAATTTTTGGTTGTTCATAACGTACTAAGGGAATCAATAATTAATAGGTTTGTTGTGCTGGAACTATACAAAGAATACATACAAGACAATACAAGGGCTGAGGCTATAAAGATTATCCAAAAGGAAACTGGCATTGAGCAAAGAGCGATTTATTCTATACTGGCAAACTATTACGTTTACTTTAGAAAGAATCGTTTAAAATTCCCGTAAAAAAATATTTAAAAAAAATTTTAAAAAAATATTCCAAAATGTTTTGATATTAAAAAAGTCTTTGTATCTTTGTTATACATTAATAACATTAAAACATAAAACTATGGATTTTCAATTTAAAAACTTAACGATTCGTATTAACAATTACTCATTCCAACCCTACGAGCTTGAAACTGGCGTAGAGGAACGCTACGAAGCCGATGACCTTACTTTCTTTGATGTTGAGGGCAAAGAGTTAGACCATTTTAAAACTATTGCAAGTTTTACCAACGCTGAAATTTCAGAACTGGATAAACTGGTTGATACAACAATCAGGCATTATTTGCATCACTATTATAGCAAGGTTGAGTATCCCTATTTATAGGAATTTTTAACTAATAAAACATAGAACAATGACACCAAAAGAAAAAAAAGAAGAGTTAATAAATAAATTTATTCCTCATACCAAAGTGTTTCATGAAGTATTAGGGTGGGAAGAATATATTGATTCAGCCAAAGAATGTGCATTAATTGCAGTTGATGAAATTCTAAAGGTAGCCTTTTATTCTACAGATAAAATCTATAATTACTACATAGAAGTAAAACAAGAAATAGAAAGGCTATAACGTTTGATTATAAAAAATCGGTGGGGATTTTGAAACACCCACCAATCAAATTAAAATAATGTTTAATCGAAGCAGATGGGCTAAAAAGACCACTAACACCCCACTGTTTTTTATAATGTGTTATGTGGCGTTATTATTATGTATTCAGAATATTCAATGAAACAAAAACGAAAAAAACCATTAATTACAGATTGGGCATATAAAGAAGGTGTATTTTTAACTCCAAAAGGAAATTATATTGCACGTGTCAGACAGGGAAGTAATTTAAAAACAATATCTCAACACAAAACAGAAGAAGATGCACAAAAAGCATACGATGATTTTTATAATGCCACATAACGTTTTGCGTGTATAAGAAGTGGCGTAAACGATAAACCAAGCCATTAAATTTATTACTAAACTTTAAAATACAAAACAAATGAAAAATTTAAAACTTAGAAGCCATTTTTTATACACGTTGTTAGTGGCTGTTTTATTTACATCTTGCTCTAAAATAGGAACTAAATCATCTGAAACTTACGATGACGGAGAATATAAAACTTTTTCGTCAATGCTAAACCAATGCAAAGGAGAAACAGTTGTTGTTGCAATTAGCCAATTAGACGGTTCTTTAAGTTATGCTAAAATTAATATAGTTGTAGTTGATTCTACAAACAAGTCTTATTCTTGTAGAATTGGTGGTGATTTAGGGTTGAAAATTGGAGATACTGTTAAGTTTTCAAAAAATAGCCACTAACGTCCTGTGGCTTGGCGAAGTACCGCCTTGCAGAATGTTGAATTATAGAACAAAGGCTTGTGGCGGTATTTTGCCAAACCACTGTTATAAGCCGTTTTTATCTGAGTTTGGCTTAACAATTTAAATGTAAAATTATGTTAGGATTAGGAGTAATGATACAGTCGCTTGGTGGAAACAAAGAAACTGTAAACGCTGTAAAATCAGCACTTGGAAAAACTATTGAAATGGTTAAATTAGAAGACAATGAATTGCTTTTCAAATTTACAGATGGGACTGGGTTGAAAATGTTTGATGATGGTCAGTCTTGTTGCGAAGATAGATATATGCGAACCGATGACGATTTGTCTGATTTTGAAGGTGCAACCCTTTTAGATTTTGAATTAAAATACGCTCCAAATATGGAAGACGAATACGGAGAACACGAAGTACAGTTCTTAGATGTCAAAACAAGCAACGGAGTTTTTCAAATGGCTAACCATAACGAACATAACGGATATTATGGTGGTTTTTGGATTGTTGCAAGGTCGTTCTAAAATGGCTTATAACACAAAAGTAGGCGAAGTTTATTTCGCTTACTGACTGTTATCCGCAGTTTTAATTGCGGTATCTAAAACTAAAAATACATTAAACTAAAATAAGATGGAAAAGAAACAAACAGCAGTAGAATGGTTAATTAATCAATTTTTAGAAGTTAATGTTGATTCAATTACGAATGAAAATATGTATATTAAAATACCTACAAAAGCATTTAAACAAGCCAAAGAAATGGAGAAGGAGCAGATAATAGATGCCCATTTATTAGGATTGATTTACCCATTAGAAATGGAAGCATCTAAACAAGCAGAACAATACTATAATGAAACCTATGGAAGCAAAGATTAAAGCGCAAATATTTTTTAACCATTAAAATAACTAAAAATGAAAAAAGAAATTGTAAATGATTTAATTTTGATTGCCCAGCATATAACCTACGAGGTTGAAAGTGCTGGCAAAAAAGTAAAGCCAAACGATTTGTATTTTGGGCTTATGGAATTTCATGAGGATTTGAAAAATGAATCCAAATATAATTTGACCCGAACGGCAAACGAAATTTACTACCTTGCAAAACTTATTGAACCCGTTTTGGAATTTTTAAATGCAGAAATAACTGAAACCGAATTTAACGATAAAATGTACAACAAATGATACTAATAGTTTTCAAATATATTTTAATTTTCTTTGGGGCTTGCATTGGTCAAATAGCCTTAATGAGATTAATGGACGATAAAACGTTTAACCGTTTTTATACTCAGGTAATTTTTTACCTTATGCAATTACCTTTGATATTTGCTATTCAGGACGAATGTTTTACCTTAACTTTATTTTATATAATAGTACATTTGTGCGGTATGGCTTTCGGTCATAATTGCTACGAAAATATTGAAGTTTAGTTTTTTTGTTTATTATTAATGGGAGGTTTGCCGTAACTGGCAAGCCTTTTTTTATTTCATAAATTTTTGAAAACAAGTTGTTATATTTTTGAACAAATGTTTTTTTAATGGCTGATTCATATAATGACTATCCTCAAAGCGCAAGCGATAACGCCAAAAGAGCGTTAAAATGGGTTGGGGAAAATGGCTGGGGAACTTGTGGCGAGGCAACTGGAAAAGCAAGGGCAAACCAATTAGCAAACCGCGAACCCATTTCCAGCGATACGATTGCCCGAATGGCATCTTTTAAGAGACATCAGCAGCACAAAGATGTTCCGTATAATGAGGGTTGCGGTGGGTTGATGTGGGATGCATGGGGCGGTACTGAGGGTATAGAATGGGCAATAAGAAAACTAAAACAAATTGACAAAAAAGCGCAAAGCAAAAATATGATAGCAGAGTTAAATATTGTCGGGCAAATTGATTCATTCAGTAATTACAATAAACAATTGGTTGCTGAGTTCCTTAACCAAAATGCGCCAAATGAGGTTGTAATTAATATTGCCAGCGAGGGGGGTTCGGTTGTTGAGGGTATGGCTATGGGCGAAATGATTGCTAATTATAAAGGGAATACGATTGCTAAGGGTTTGGGCTTTGTTGCCTCAATTGCGACGATGTTATTAGTAAAGGCAAAAGTTGCATTAGTTTCAAAAGGTACTTATATCATGATTCATAATAGTTGGGGAATGGTTGAGGGCAATAAGCATGATTTATTAAAAAATGCCGAAACTATGGAACAACTGGATACAAATATGCTAAACGCCTATTTAGATAAAATTAAGGCATCAGGCAAATATGTAAACGGGTCAAGGGAACAAACCAAAAACAAGGTAAGAAAATTAATGGACGCGGAAACGTGGTTAAGCGCAGAACAAGCAATTGATTTGGGTTTAGTTGACGGGTACGTTGAAAATGAAGATAAAATTGTCAAAATGCATAATGAGGCAATTCTTAGATTGAGAGCGCAAGCTACGAATTACAAAAATTTACCAACAAATTTATTTAAAATGGAAGCTAAAAAATCAAGCAGATTATTGGATTCTTTCCTTAACTGGTTTAGGGCTGAGGAAATTGAAATCGAAAAGGAACTATCTATTGGCGAGGAGGAAAAAAACAAAGACCTTGACAAAATGGACGAAGTTGTAAAGGAAAAGGATTTAATGATTCAAGAACTACAAACAAAACTTGAAGAGGCATTAACAAGACTGGCAGACCTTGAAGCCAAATTTGAGGCTAAATCAAAAGAGGTTGACGAAATGGAAATGCAAGCAAAAGGAAAATTAAACATTTATAAAAATCAACAAACCAGCGCAAAGGTTGAAAACAAATATAGCGCTGAGCAACTTGATTCAGTAAATGCGATGTTAAAACAATTATTCAATAAAAGATAAATTTTAAAACTATGGCATTCAGTAAAGAAAATTTTTATACAGAGGGTAATAGTCCTGAATATTTTTTCAGCAGAACAAACCCATTAGCAAACCCAGCAAATGCAGAAATTTTAAAAGTTTCTGATTGTTGTTGCGACGGATTTCAATTGGTTGCTGAAGTTGAAACAACTGCGGGTTCAACTGTTGTAACTTTTGCAAGCCCTACAAGCGGTTATGATACAAGATTTATTAAAGTTGTAATTAATGACGGACAAGGCAATTTTGTTGCTGGCGTTGGAACTGGTACGGTTTCAAGCATTACAATTGATACAACCTCATTAAATGCAAATGTAAACTGGACGGTTCAGGTTATCATTGAAACAACCGATAATGTTGCCGTTGATTGCCCTTGCAGCCAAGAATTTAGTTTCCCTTATAACGTAACTCAAAGCCCGTACTCAGTTAATACTGTAACATTAGGCGCGCAAGTTGCTCAGTTGAGACAAACAAACGGAACAATTGTTGCTGACGGCGGTACTTACAATTTAGGTACTTTCTCAATCGGTACATCTGAGGCATTCTCAATTAACGTTTGGAACGTTGGAAGTCATGTTTTAACCGTTGGAGTATTAGGTAAAACATCTCAGGTTTTAACCTTTGTTAAACCTACAATTGGCGGTTCAACAATTTTCCCAAATAGTTATATTACTTATACGGGAACTGTAAACACAAACTTAACCGCTGGCGCAAAAACTGGTACTATTACTGTAAATAGCGATGACCCAAGTAATGCAGCCTATACAATAACAATCGGTTATACCTTAGTTTAATTTATTAATTTAAAAAATTTAGAAAAATGGCAAATATTGAAAATGGAAGTTTTAATATAAACTTAGTAGGGGAACAAGCGCAACAGTTGTTTTTAAACCCCGTATTTTTTGACGCTGATGTAAAGGATTTATTTGATACCTACCTTTTCGTAAACAAAAAACAAAAGTTTGGTTATGCCTCAGAAATGGGCAATATCTTACAAACGGTTGACGGCTGCGGTTGGACGCCAAAAGGAAACTTTGCAATCTATGAAAGATGCATTGAAACTGAATCCGTAAAGGCAAACGTTGAATTATGTTTTGATGAGTTCAAAAATACAATGTATCAGCAATTGCAAAATGTAGGAACAAGACGCGACAATATGGAGGGTACTATTTTTATGGATATTCTTTTAACTCGCATGGTTCAGGCGGTTAAAAAACAAATGCTTTTGCTTGCGTTTTATGGCGATAAGTCAAGCGTTGACAATGATGTAAATTTAGTTGACGGTATGTGGACAGTTTATTTACCTCAGTTAGTTGCTAACAACTTGATTCCTTACATCAACTCAAATTCAGGTACTCCATTGGGCGCTGGCGACGGTATTGATTTATTGAATGCAGTTTATAACAACGCAACAAATTATTTGAAAGCAACGCCGTCAAATAGAAAAGTATTGTTAGTGAGCGCAAACGTTTATGAGCAATATTTGATTGACCTACAAAACAACGGTATTTCCTCAGCGGGTCATTTAAGCCTATTGGTTGACGGAACAAGTCAATTAATGTTTAACGGAGTTGAAGTAAAACCTATGTATGATTGGCAAGCATACGCTCAGCAATATTTGGGTATTTCAAACGCAAACTTTGTTTTATATACTGAGCGCAAAAACCTTACTTTGGGAACTGATATTCAAGACCCATTTACTCAGGTTGAAACATGGTACGAAAGATACCAAGAAAAACTTTTAAGCAAGGTTAAAATGCAATTAGGGTTTAACTATAAGCATAACGAATTTTTGACCGTAGCATATTAATTAACAATTTAAAATAATAAAAATATGAGTTGTTTATCAACGGGTTATTCAGTAAGTTGCTCATTAAGTTGCGCGGGCGGTTTAGATAAATTTTGGCTTGCATCAGTTGAGGATGTTGCATCTTTGACAATTACTTCAGGCGAGGTAACTGCAATCTCAATGGTTTCGCTTACGAAATTTTATGAGTTTCAGCCTTATCAAGAAACTGCAAGTTTTACCGAAACTGGCGAAAGAACAAATTGTAATACAGTTATTACGCAAACTTTGGTAGGTTCATTTCCTTGCCATTCTCAGGATGTACGCGATGCTATTGCTGAAATGCAAGCGTGTTGTTGCGGGTTTGTAATTATACACCAAGAAAACGGCGGTGGTCGTTGGATTTGGGGAACTACAAACGATTTAACAACTTTAGGAATCGGATTCCCAGCGCAGTTGACAAATTTTGAAACTACAACTGGAACGGCAATTAATGACCAAAACCAAGCAACGGTAACTTTAACGGCAAGAACTACGGTTCAGGCTTTACCTCTTGACGGCGCGGTTGTTATCCCCGTATAAAACCCAATCAAATCACTATAAAGGGGGAATCAATCTTTTGGTTGGTTTCCTCTTTTTTAAATTTTAATAGTATGTTTAAAGTTATTAAAGGAAAAGAAAATATAACGGTTCATTGCAATAAATTTTCCGTACTTTTAAAAGAGGCAACCGCTGAACAATTAGAACATTTATACCATTTAGGACATAAGTTTATTGAGGTTGCAAAGGGTAAAAAAATTGCAAATAAACATATTGACAATGCAGAGGAAACAAACGGCGATAAATAGAGGAAACGCAAAAGGCGAAAGTAAAAAAAACGTTCAAGCCTTTGCGGGTTTTGGGCTTAGTCCATTTTTAGCCGATGACATTTTCAGAGAGCCTACCAAACAAAATTTGGATAGTTCGGTTATTGAATACATACCATTTTCAACGCTTGATTACTGGCGTTTGGATAGGTTGCAAGCAATATGTAATAACTCAGTAACTCAAAGCGCGATAATACAACAAACGGTTAATTATTTCATGGGCGACGGTTATTACGTTGTCCCGCGTTCATCTATGAACGTATTGCCGTCCGTAAGGCTTGCAGAGGCGCAAAAGGATAATATAAGTATTGAGGCTGAGATAAGTCTAAATAATTGGTTGATGCGTTTAAACCCTGAGGGCGAAAGTATAGACGAAATTACGGTAAAAACAATAACTGATTTTAAAAGTTTCGGCAATGCTTTTTTAGAATTAACGCGCATTCAGGTAGGAAATACAAAGGTTTATTATATTAGAAATTTGCCAATTACATGGTGCAGACCAAAAAAGGCAAGCGAAAACTATTATGCGCCAACTCATATTGGGGTAAATTCAGAGTTTGAAAGCCATTACTATACAACCCCGACCGCGCCTATTGATTTACCTATATTTCCCGTTTTTGATGATTTTGGCGGTGGCGTTGAAAAATCAATAATACATTTAAAAAATTACGAACCAACTTTAATGTATTGGGGTATTCCTGATTGGGTAAGCGCAAAAATTTGGGCTGAACTTGAATATAGAATACCAAAATTTAATCAATCAAAATTTGAAAATGGATTTACGCCCAGCGCAATAATTTCCTTATTTGGCTCAACAAATGAGGAGGAAGCGCAACAAGTTGTAAATGCAATGAAAGGTTGCTTTACGGGAACTGGCAATAATTCAAAAATGTTTATTCAGGCTTTAAGGGATGAAACCTCAAAGGCTGACGTGCAAATTTTAAATAACAATTATGACGGCGAATTTACTCAATTACAAAAACTTTCTCAAGAATCTATTATATCCGCTAATCGTTGGACTGTTGCTTTGACTGGCTTAAAAACTGCGGGTAGTTTAGGAACAAACCAGCAAATACGTTCTGAGTTTGATATTGTTTATAATACAGTTATTCGACCATTGCAGAGAATGTTTTTAGGGAAATTTTTAAACCCCGTTATTCAAGACGCAAATAAATTTTTGGGCAATAACTGGAATAGTATTGCGCTTGATATATCTAAGGGTATGCCCGTTTCATTTGCTGGCGATATTAAGATTGACCAAATATTAACGCAAGACGAACAACGCGCCGAGATAGGTTTCCAACCATTATCAAACCAACAAACTGAGGAAATAAATGATAACACTAATTAAACCCGCTGAGGTTGTTAATACGGGTACATTTAGAGCCGCGCCCGTAAATGCGCGTTTTGATATAAACGTAATCAGTCCTCATATACAAAGCGCTGAGGAACGTTTTATAATTCCTATTTTGACTAAGGATTTATACAATGATATGGTTGCGCAACAAAACCCGTTAATAAGCAATTATAACCCCGATGCGGGCGCATTAGTTGATAAGTTTTTAGGTTTGTCGCTGGCAAATTACGAGTCGCTTTGGGAATTGTATTTATTGCGTTTGGTTTCATATTGCGTTTATTATGAAAGTTTGCCTTTTATTACTTTTCAGGTAGGCAGTAAGGGTATATTTCAAAATAATTCAGAGTTTGCAGAAAATGGCGGGGTTTCCTCAGTTAAGTATATGCAAGATGTTATGATGCAAAGAATTGAAAATTTAACCGAAATAGTAAAAAAATACCTTTGTGATAACAAAACGGATTTCCCTCTTTTTAGCGACCATTATTGCCCATGTAATAATTGCGACGATTGTAATGATTATTGCCATTGCGGTTATTATAACAAATATTTGCTACCTTGCCCAACGTGTAAAGTAAGCAAAAATAATTCAACTAATATAATATTTTACTAAAATGAAAATAGTCAAACTAACAAACGGCAACGTTGTTTTAACTGATGCAAATGATAAAGTTTTAAAGAAATTTATTACGGATTCTTATTTGCAATATTCCTCAAATACGGCGGTTGATGTTTATACAAATAGCGATAAAATTACAACGCTTTACACAAACGAAATAACTCATACAAGGATTGACCCAGCCTCAGATATTGCTTTTAATGGTAACGCATACGATTTGATTGACTTATTGGTAGGGTCTTTTTTTTTTAAATTAAGCGGAGGCGGTTCGCAAGACTTAACAAGCGTTTTAAGCATTGGAAATTCAGCGGGAAACCTCGATATTATTGATGTAGATAAACTTGGATTCAATACTTCCACAACAGATACGGCAGGTGTTGGTGAATTGGTATGGAATAATACTGATGGCACTTTAAATTTAGGCTTAAAAGGTGGCAATGTTACTTTGCAAGTTGGTCTTGAGAATGTTGTTATAATAGTAAATAAGACAAATTCCAATTTGCTTAAAAGTGAGTATAAGGTAGTTAGAATTAGAACACAATCAGAAGGTGGAGCAGCAGGACAAAGACTTGCAGTTAAATTAGCACAAGCAGATACAAATGCAAACCATAGCGGGATATTAGGATTAGTAATTGAAAACATAAATAATAACCAGGAAGGATTTATCACTACATTTGGATATATAAGAAATATTAATACTACTGGTTCATTACAAGGAGAAACTTGGAGTGATGGTGATGTTATTTGGTTATCTGATACTGTTGCAGGTGGATTAACAAATATAGAACCTACAACGCATCCAGTTCAAATAGGATGGGTTACTTATGCTCACGCAAACAATGGTAAAATATTTGTAAAGGTACAAGAGGGTTTGGATGAATTAGGAGAACTACACGATGTTAATTTTGCTAATATTCCGACAAATAATGAAATACTTAAGTATAATGGCTCTACTTTAAAATGGGAGAATACAATTCCGAACATACAGTTATTAGCGCAAGCCTCGCCAAATACAACGCATACGGGCAATACAAACAATACTTTAATTTATTCTAAATTAATCGAAGCAAATATTGTTGGAACTGGCGACGGGTTACAAATAGCGACTAAGTTTACAAAACCGAGCGGGTCAGCTGCAAACCCAACCGTAAGGCTTTATATCAATACAAGCGCAAGTTTATCAGGCGCAACGTTATTAGCAACTTATGCGACAACAAATTTAAACGGGCGATTTTTTTTAGTTGAAAGAACTGCAAATGTCGATGGGGCAACAACAAACTTTATTGCTGCTACTTCTGGAGCCTTAACAGATAGTGCTTCATTGTCAACAGTGGCTTCCAGTGATGTAAGTATAGACTGGACAGTAAATCAATATTTTATTGTTGCTATTCAATTAGGGAATAGTGGAGATAGTACTACATTGAGAATGGTAAACGTAATTTTAAATAAGGCGATATGATGACGGTACAAAATATTATTAAGAATGATTTGAAGTTAATTATTAACGGTATAAACCATGAATTAAATACCGATTTTTACGAAGTTGTGGATTCTCAGAGCATTCATATAAGTTTAGATAGCAACAAAAATATAAGAATTTTTGAGTGCGCCTATACAATAATCAACGGCGAAACTTCGCAAACGGCTGACGGTTTATTATCTTTGTTTGGATTAATTATTGAATAATGGATAACGGGAATTTAACTGATGTATTCGCTGGGGCTGGATTGCTTTTATTTCAGGCTGCTGAAATACCCTTAGATAGCACAATTTTCGAGATTGTAAGCAAATTGGGCGTTGTGGCGGTTTTATGGTTTTGGTTAAAAGATATGAAACAACAAATGAAAGAAATGCTTTTGCATTTTGATAAAGAAACCAGCGAATTGAGGGCGCAACACAAGGAACAAACTGAGGGGTTAAAAGGCATTTATGAAAGGCAAATAAATGATAAGCAAAAAGAGGTTGACGAATTATTAAAAGCAATACGAAAGAATAACAATTAAGATTCTCATATATACATTTTTGGTTTTATTGGTTCGGGCAGTCTGAAAAGATTGCCTTTTTTTATTTTTTTTTAAACTTTTCTAACAAAATGTTTTTTTATTAAAAACTTATTTGTATCTTTGTTATACATTAATAACAAGTAAAAATAACAATTATGAAAAATTACGAAATTAACCATTCAGAGTATATGAAAAAAGTTAAAAAACTTTCAATAGAAAGTCTTAACTACATTATTAAAGATTGTAAAGATGCAATTAACTCATTACCTGATAACCCTAAAAATAGTTATTATATGGATGAAATTCATTAT